CTGTAGTTACTCAGATAGTAAAATACAAGTACATAGATACCACTGAACATAATACAAGTTTAAGAGTCTATACGTCTGAAGTAGAAGATTCTTTATTAAGTGGTACAATTTATACAAAATTAGATTTGTCTTCATGTAATATTATTGATCAAAGTATAGAATATACAGCAAAATTTCCGAAATTTATAACTAGAATAGATACACTCAAAATTAATGAAAAGATTGTAAAAGAACAAGTACGTAATAAAGTATTCATTGGATTAGACCTTGGAGGAAACCTGAATAGTTTTTCTGCAGGTCCTATAATAAGCCTAAAAACAAAAAAAGATATGCTATATAACTATAGATATGACATTATACTAAATACTCATAATATTGGCGTATCTTTTAAACTAACAAATCCATTTAAGAAATGATCACATTAAATAAACTTACATATGATTTACTTGAGCTCATCAGAGGAAATATCACTGATGATGACGAATTAGATCTAAGGCAAATAGAATATTGGATACATAATCAAAGAGCATTGTGGTTAAAAAATGAAATGAATCGTTTTAGATCTATAGATGATGATTTAGTACAAGACTTGGGTTGTGTTGAATTAGAAATGGCTGATGCGTCAAGTTGTACAGATTTTCCTGTAGGATGTAGTATTCTTAGAACAAAAAATACTATACCTGATACAATAGACTTGCATCATAAATCTGCAATTACACGAATAGGTCCTGTAAATAGAACACAAAGAGCATTCTCATTTGTACCATATAATCGAGCAGTATTTTCTGGAAACGTAAGACTTTCTAAAAATACAGTATATGGGTTTTTATTAAGTGATAAAATGTATCTTAAATTTGATGCAAATAATGAACTTGCAAAAACATTAACACATGTAAACATTAGAGGAGTATTTGAAGATCCTACTCAAGTAGCAGCATTTACAAACCCTGACGGTACACCGTGTTACTCAAAAGATTCAAAATATCCAGTAAGCAGAAGTATGATAAACTATATGAAAGCTGAAATAGTAAAAAGTGATTTAAGATTTAAACTAATGGCTCCAAGTGATAGTGTAAACGATGGAGACGGTAAAGTAACAGGAAATGTCCAAGCATAAAACACATTTTGGTATAAGAGATGCGTATATGTATTATAAAGATACATCTGATACTCCTATAGATTATAATATTTTTACTAGTATTTGCAAAGACTTTTACAAGGAGTTAGCAAAAATGCTAATATTTAATACGTTTGAATTCAGAATGCCTTACAGGTTAGGAAGACTTCGAATAAGAAAATACAAACCAAAATTAAAAATTAATCCAGATGGAAGTTTAGATAAAAGCAAACTATTTGTTGATTTTGGAAGTACAAATAAATTATGGTTGGAAAACGAAGAGGCTAAAAAGAATAAAAAACTAGTATATCACCTTAATGATCATTCTAACGGATATCAACACAGATGGTTTTGGGAAAAAAGAACAACAAATATTCCTAATCATTCTGCATATTGTTTTTTACCGTCTAGACTGAATAAGAGAACTTTAGCTAAAGCTTTAAAAGATGAAGATACTGATATAGATTTTTTTGAATAATAAAATAATAATTATGCACGGTATGATGAAAGGAGACAAGGATAAAAGAAAGTCCTGGTCTGTAAAAACTGAAAAAGATGGTATCTGTACTTCAATAGAAGTAAGAGAAGTATCGAATGGTTTTATTATATGTAAAACAAAATATGGTTCTAAAGAAGATGGAGAATACTTTAGCGATCAAGAAGAATGGATATCTAAAGAAAACCCATTAGCTGACGAAGAAAAAGAAGAGAAAGAAGAAAAGGGCCCACTAGGTAGTCTAAAAGGAATATTTAATAACCTTGGCGGAGGTGACGCAATGTATTAAAAAATAAGTTATGTTAAATGGTAAATATGTATCTGTAGAAACTATTATAGAAAAAGTATACAGAGATTATGGATTTGAAGAAGATTTTGATTGGAATGATGCAATTGAATGGGTTGCCGATGCTTTAGATTTTATTGGGGCTCCACGAGCATATGTACCAAAAGTAACAGACGGTTCAACTACATTAGGTAATCCTAATCCTATAGTAATTAAAAATCATAGAGGAGATCTTCCATGTGATTTACATGTAATTGTACAAACAAGAGAATATTGTTCTAAAATACCAATGTTGCATAATACAGATAGTTTTCAAGCAGGGCTATACATTTCAAATTCTCCAGATACGGTTAATTGCACAACAAGTAGCGGATGTGTAGATAAAGTAATTGATGCTTCACCGTCAACTGAAATAGATGACAATAAGCACTGTAATCCATTCTTCAACTTCAATCCTAATCCTACAGCTAATACTGCATTCGGTGCAAACATGCCGTCTGTACAAACTATAGATTATAACAAAGAATTAAGTTACACGGTAAATGGTGGTAAAATATTTACATCATTTAAAGAAGGTCAAGTAGAAATGGCTTATTGGGCTGTGCCTACAAGTGAAGACGGAATGCCTCTTATTCCTGCAGATACTAGATTTCAAGAAGCATGTAAAAATTATCTTGCTCATAGAATATCATTTAAACTTTCAATACAAGGTAGAATATCTCCACAAATAGCAGAAAAACTTGAACAAGAATGGCTATTCTTTTGTGCATCTGCAAACATTAAAGCAAGAATTCCATCTATTGATGGAATGGAAGCTCTAAAAAATCAATGGCTTAGAACTATACCTAATATTGAAGAACATAGAAATGGATTTAGAGGATTAAATGAAGGTGAACAACGTAGAATTTTTAATGCAAGATAATGCCCAAAGCAAAACAAACATATACTACTGGTATCGATCAAGATACTTCTAAATTAAAATACAAAAATACTTCATACTTTGAAGCATATAATTTTAGAGTAATTACTGACGGTGGTTCTTCAACAGGGTCCTTAGAAAATGAAAAAGGAAACAAACTTTCATTTAAAATTCCTAGTACTACTGCTTCTTATAAAATAAGAAGAATTAATAATGCTAATGCTGCTGGAAGTGAAACAATAACAATAAATGGAAATGCCATTAACTATACTGCGGCAGATGGAATATTAACAACTGCACAATTATTTCAGATTATTGCTGATGATCCAAACGTTCAATTACTAATAAGTACTAATGGTATAAAATTAGTTGAAGATGAAGATTTCGTATATCTTATTGGCTTAAATGTAACATTAGTAGTAAGTGTAGCAGGTACAGATTGTAAGTTAACAAACATAGCTCAAGCTCAAAGTGAACTTAAGATATGTGGAATGGGTCATTTAGATCAATGGATAATAGTATTTACAACATCTGAAACAACAGCTAATCCTGCATCAAGTATTGGAGATCAAATATGGAAGTTAAAATACGATGAATATGCAAATGTAATTGAAGGGTTGTCTTCTGGTTTTCTAGTGCCGTCTACACATTTAATATACAACAATCAATTAAATTTATCCACTTATCATCGCATAGAAGAACCAATTACACGATACGAAACTACTAAAATAGGGCGTGTATATTTTACAGACTTTAATAACCCACTACGATCTATAAATATATTCGATGATAATTTATGGATATTGCCTCCTGGAAACTTAGATGTAGTTGCAAATGTAAATTTATCTAAGCCTATAATACAATCATTGAGTACAGGTAGTATTCCTGCAGGTTCTGTTTTACAATATGCATATAGACTTATTAACCAAACTCAAGGAAATAGTACAATATTTTCACCTGCATCTACATTAGTTACTCTTACAAAAAATGATTCTTCTTCAACAATTCACAATGATAATTTTTTTGGAGCTGATTCAACAGGTACACCGTCAAGTTCAGTATCTTATAGAATAGAAAACATTGATACAGATTACGATATAATTGAACACTATTACATTTATTGGAGTTCTCCAAATAATCCTACTGTATATAAATTTGGAGAAGACTTTGTGCCACCTTCTGGAAATATTGATGTAATACATGCAGGTACAGAAACTGCACTTCCAATAACAACATTAGAATATAACGCATTAACCAATTCATTAGTAGCTAAAACATTAACATCTAAAGATGATAGATTAGTTGCAGCTAATATCAAAGAACCTACATTTGAAATTGATTTTGATGCAAGAGCTTATCGAAGTAAAGTTGCAGGAAGTACATCATTTGACATTTACAATAGTGGTGATCCAATACCTGACACATTTAACACTGGAAACTGGGATACTATTCCAGAAGAACATGATGCAATAAATCCTTACAATCAAGAAGATCCTGAACTTAATAATAAAGATTATCCTACTTGGTTAGTTGATGATGGATATAAATATGCTCCAGGTGAAAGTTATCTTGGTGGTAAAGGTCCCAACGTAAACTATAAGTTTGTTATTCAAAATTATTCAGCTAATGATTTATATGCAATACCAAGTGGTGGATATAGACCGTTTTCACAAGTAAGTAGATATTTATCAGGAGATCCACCATTAACATTAAATGAAAAAAATCTAGACAACAGTAATATAGAATATCCAAGAGCAGGAGAAATTAAAAATATGGCTTCTGCTAAAATAAATGGAGTCTTAAGAGGATATTCTCGTGGTGAAGTTTATAGATTCGGAGTTACTTTTTATGACCTTAAAGGTAATCCAAGTTTTGTGAAATGGATAGGTGATATTAAATTTCCTGAAATGTATGAAACTACAGATGATGCAACATCTGGAATAACCAATACATATAAATTAATGAGTTTTAATTCTACTTCTAATGTTTCAGATTTACATACATTGGGTATAGAATTTACTATAGACGTATCTGATATTGTTGATAAGATATCAGGATTTTCTATTGTACGAGTTGAAAGAACAGAAGTAAATAAAACACGATTAGGAACTGGTTTATCAATGCATTTTAATAGTGAAAACTATAATATTAATAGTGTAAATGGAGTATATGTAAATTTTACAGATTTCTTAGTAAATCAGGCAACAAGTAGTGATATAAAAATTGATGGTACAGGTGAAAATATAGTTAATTTAATGGATAGACCTGGATTTACACCATGGCATAATAATTTTTCAAGTGGTAAAACTAAAGGACTTTCTGTATTTTGTTCACCACTTGGTCAATTTAGAGCTCATAATAATTATGCATTTAAAGCAAGAGATCACATTCAAACAATAGGTTATTATAATGCATATGCTGATAGATTTTATAATGATCCAGGTGCGGATAGTATAGGTATCTGGTATAAAATGAGAGATTATTTTATTCCAACACCAATTCCACTAACTTATCCTACAGATTACAGAGCAGGTAATCAAAAAATGTTAATTGATCATGAAGTTCAAATGACAGGTGGACAAGTTTTAGACGGTAATTCATCAATATTCGATAACGTATCTATAGGTAGTAGTTCAGATAGCTATTTAATTAATGCTTCATATGCAAAAGATGACAAACATACTCCATTAGGTTTAGGAAACTATAAGCAATTATTAATACTAAATACTAATGCAAGTGCAAGTGATTGGTGGGATGGTGCTTTAGATCCTACTGTAACACGTAAAGGAATATGGTATGATGGTGGTGCTATTCTTAATGAAGGAGAACAACGCGTTAATAACCCTTTTGGATTATCAGATCAATCTAATAATCTTTTAAAGTTTAAAGAAATATCTTATAATAGATTTTTAATTAAACAATATGGAGGTAACTCATATTTAGATAGAAACAAATCTATTTATATGTCTACTAATCATTTTCAAGCTGTATCTGAAGTATCTAATGTTGGAAACACAGAACTTACATTTAAAGTATTTGGTGGAGATACTTACGTTAATTTTTACGATGAAGAATACATTACTCAACATTGGAACAGTGATGGACTTTCATATGAGTTACCTGTACCCAACGATGGAAAAATGGCAATTGGTTTAATGTACCCATGTGAAACATCAGCTAATACTGAATTACGATACGGTAACCATTTCTCTAAAGATAGAGATCCTGCTAATATGCCAGATTATCAGTTTGAAGATTACAAAATGCTTACTTTTTATAATCAAGAAAACAATATTAAATCTCAATTCTTTGCTAAAGATGCATTAGTTGATCTTTTAGAAGAACAAAGATTTACTATTAAAGTATCTAATGCAAAAGTAGATGGTGAATTATTAGATAACTGGAAAGTGTTTCTACCTAACAATGAATTACCTGTAGAAGGGATACATGGTCAAATTAACAAAATAGTTAATCTAAAAGGTAATGTATTTTTCTATCAAGATTCTGCAATAGGCACTGCTGCAATAAATGATCGTGTAACTCAAGTATCTGAATCAGGAGTTGAAATCGTATTAGGTACAGGAGAAGTGATTAGTGATTACTCTTACATGAGCACAGAAACGGGGACAATACATCAATATTCTGTAATTACTTCGGGAAATAGTCTTTATCACTATGATGATAGATTGAAAAAAATGTTTAGGCTTGGTGGTGGTGGAGTAGAACCTATAAGTGACATTAAAGGACTATCTGCTTTTCTTGGTAAAATAGATGGAAGTCTAGAAGAAAATGACATTACATTACAAAACTTAGGTGTACATGGAGTATATGATAGACGACATAATAGAGCAATAATGACATTCCTTAATTATAAAATCTATCCAGGCGTTGAAGGAAATAAAGAATATGAAGTAGGAGATATTGTATTTTTTGCAGGATTATATTATGAAGTAATAACTGCATTTACTGCTCCTGCAATTCCGCAAACACCTTCTACTGATCCTAATTTTCAAGCATTAGTAGATAAAATTGGTAATCCTATTTTTATAAATGGATTTACAGTATCGTATAATGAAATACTAAACGCATTTGAATCTTTCCTTGACTATAAACCAAATATCTATTTGCATACAGGTAGGAGATTACTGTCAGTAAATTCATTTACAAATGAAAGAGAAATATACGAACATGATACAGGTGATTATGGACAATTCTATGGTGCGTATCACAACTCAAAAATAACACTAATTCTTGCCCCTGGTGCAGACATTATTAAAGTATTCGATAATATAGAATATAACGCAGAGATATCAATAAATGATTTAGATGCTCCAAATGAAACATTAAAGCAAATGCGATTTTATAATGATTATCAGGATACAGGAATAATACCACTTACTCTTGGTGATACTGTAGTTAGAAGGATGCGTAAGTTTAGATCTACTATACCAAGAGATGCAAAAGATGCAGCAGCTTCTCCAAAACCAAGAATGCGAGATGCTTATATATTTTTAGAACTTGAATTCGAGAATAACTTAGATAACAAAAGACTCGTATTACATGATATTGGTTTAAGTTTTAGACCAGCTAATATGTAACGTTAGATAAATTATTTGAACGATGTTAGATTATCAATTATTTTTACAATACTAGTGTCATGACTGAAGAAGAAAAAAAGAAAAGAATACTATCATTAAGTGCTTATCAACCAGATAGTATTACTAAATATAGAACTGCTCAAGTAGCTGCACCTGATGACTTTGATTACGATGAGTATCAAAGAAGAATGAATATGATCCAAAGAGGTCAAAATATTCAAAATTTAGGACTATATGAACAAGAAGGTATTGAAAATACAGGTGCTCCTTATTACCAAGTAGGAAAAAGAGAAACGCAATTAACACCTGAAGCATTTGCAAGTTTTGCTCAACGAGAAGGATTTGATCCTGAAGATTACTATTCATCTTTAGAATGGATGCAAGAAAATGTAAATCCATTAACTAAAGAACTTAATGATTTTGATATAGGACTTGCTGGAGGTAAAGAAGGTTTAAAAACACCATTAAGAGAACAATTTTTAGGTCCACAACATGCATCAACAAGATACGGTAGTTTTGAATATTCACCAGATGAGATTAAAGTAGATAGGTCAGGACGTAGAGTATTTCCTCAAAGAACACTTCAAACAAAAGCAAATCCAAGAGCAGGAAAAGAAGCAACTTATCTAGAAACTCAAGGAACATTAGCATATCCTGCTTGGGAAGAAGCTTACAATGCAGGTTCAATTACAACTCCGTGGGAAGAAGGAGTTGTAGATCAAAAAGGTTTAGTTACTGGAGATCCAGAATTATATAACGCTAATGCTCAAGAAGAAATAAAAGGAACTACCAATTTAGATAAGAAAATTCCATCATCTGTTAAATGGCAAGATAAAGTGCTATTTGACCAAGAACCATATCCAAAAATGAATGCATATGGTGGAGATATGAATTATTATGGTACTGGTGGAGTATTTGAAAAAATTGGTGCAGGTTTATATGGAGCAGCTGAAGGAGTATTAGATACAGCTACTTTTGGATTAACAGATAATTTAACAGACAAAGTAAAGTTTAGTAATCCTGAAGCAGAAGCAATTAGAGCAGGTACTAATGTTGTTGGAAATGTTGCAGGTGCAGTAATTAATCCTGCAGCTACAGGTACAGCTGTTGGACAATCAGGAGATAACTTAAAAGATTTAGCCAATACTGGAGTCATTAAAAACGATGGAGTAAATAAAGCATTGAATGCAGTAGGTACAGGAGCTGAAGTAGGAAGTATGTTTATGGGTGATGTAGGTGCAGGTTCAGAAATAGGTGGTTTTGCACAAACATTACAAGACGTAGGTCAAAGTAATGTTGCAGGACAAATAGTAGGGCAAGTAGGAAATATGGCAAATACTTCTTTTGGTGCATACGGAGGCAATATATATGCAACAGGTGGTTTTATGCAACCTACAATAGATCCTGAACATAGAAAGCAATATAAAAAAGACCTTAAGTTTCAAGAAAATGACGCTAAAGTAGGAATGACTACACTTGACAAATGGACTGATGAATTTCCAGATGCTGAAAAATGGATGCCTTATACAGCAGTAGAAGATAAAAGTAAAAAGAATCCTACTTATGATATTGGATATGGTAATAAATTAGGTAAGAAAAAAGACGGAAAGCTTATGGTAACCATCGGTGGAAAAGAAGTCGATGCAATGAAAGGTCTTAATTCTGATCAAATAGATACGTTACTTGATGAATCAATTACTACTCATGAAAATATAGCAAGAAAACAATGGAATAAAAATTTTCCAAATAATAAATATGATGATTTACCTCAAGCCAAACAAGTACTCATAACTGATTTTGCATATAATTTAGGAGATATAAATAAGTTTCCTTCACTCATGGATGCTTTAAATGAAAATGATGAAAAGAAAGCATATGATGAATATAAAAGATTTAGTGGTGGAAAACCATTAGTTAAAAGAAATACTTGGTCAGCAAAACAATTAGATAAAATATTTGTTGAACCTAAACTTAAAGCAAAAAAAGCTAAAGCTACACCTGTACCTGTGCCTACACCTGCACAAGCTGAATCTACAAATATAAATAATAGAACACTTGATATAGTAGAAAGATCTAGAGCACGTAGAAAAGCAGTTCAAGAGTATTTAAATAAAAATAAAAAAGCTTATGGTGGAGATCTTGATTATTATAGTGGAGATATGCAACCTATGCAACCAATGCCAACAATGACTCCTGGGCAAATACCAATAGATACACCTGGAATACAATCACATGTGAACTATGATCCAGAAGTATTGCAAGGAAGAATGGAAAGATTGTATAATCCTCAAAAAAATGCAAGGAGATCTACTCATCTAAATCAAGATACAGGTGAGAGAAGAAATACTAATTTTCTTGGTGATTTATTTACAAATAATAGACAAATTAGTGTTGAAGGTGGACAATATGCTAATGGTGGTAATATAGATAATCTATATCAAGCAGGAGGTAACTTAACAGAGTATAATGGCAATACGCATGAAGTAGGTGGAATTCCTTTAGGAAATACAAACAATGAAGTTGAAGATGGTGAAATAAGATGGGATACACCTGATGGAGAATCTTACATATTCTCAAATAGAATACCTTATACAAAATCTAAAAAGAAATAATTATGGCTAGTAAAAAGAATAAATCATTTGCAGACCAAGCAAAAAAAATAATGTCTAAGTATGCACTTCGTCCAGACGATAATGCTTCTAAAACAGCCATGAATAGAGAGTTAGATATTCTAAAAGAAGAACAAGAAATAGAGCGTCAACAAATGGCACAAGAAGCAATGGAAACATTGAATTCTTTAGGTATGGCTCCACAAGCTCCTGGAATGATGGGAGATCAAATGCCAATGCATCAAATGCCAGATGGTTCTATGATGCCTGGTGCAACTCATGGTGAAACACCTGAGCAAGGTATGCCAATGCAACAAGCATATGGTGGTAAAATGTGTGGTTGTGGTAAACGTGGATGTAAAGGATGCGGTGGTAAAATGAAAAGAGCGTATGGTGGACCTTACAATAGTGATCCAAATAGCAGAGAAATCCAATCAGATGCTATTAAGGCTATGAATATGAGTGAGGATGAAAAACAAAATTTTATAAGAAATCGAGGATTACAAGATAATTGGTTTCAAAAAATTGATGGTCAAGCAGGAGAATATAGAACGTTATTAGATGGATTTTATGATAAATATCAACAAGAATTTGCTGACAAAACAATAATTAATGAATTAGGAAATGTACCTGAAGGTACTACAGTTACTGGAACTGGAGATAACGTAAAGTATAATGCACCATTAGCATATGGTGGTAATTTATATGCAGAAGGTGGAATTTTAAATACTACAGAAGATACTCCTAAGAATTCACCTGTTTCGGCTGAACCACGAACTAAACAACCTTGGGAATATTATAATCCTACAAATCTTGAAAATAAAATTAATGAATTAGATACTGCTTTTACAGATCCTGTTACAGGAGAAAGACTTACAGAAACTCAAGCTAAAGATACTATAATGAATCTTCATTCTAATGTAGGAAAAAGATACATGGAAGATGATTCAACAAAAACGAGTAGTATATTTCATCAAAGAAAAGATGGTGAAAGAATTTTAGATAAAGAAGGTAATTATATAAATTTAGATAATCCTGAAAAAGATATTGCCTGGTCAGCTGCTACTACTAGTAATTTAGTAATGGATTTATATAATCAAGATAAAAAAGGAATAGAGAATATAGGATTCAAACCTTCAACTGCACATTCATCATATATAACTGATGCATTTAAATCAAAAAATAATCCTAAACACAAATATGATCTATATCAACCACTCCCAATAAAATCACCAACTCGTGGTTCAAATGCTGCATCATTAGATCAAGAAGAATTAAATCCTATTCTTGGAATAGGAGATATGCTTTTCTTTGGTAGAGACCGTGCTAAAAATTGGAAATTTGAAGATTTTGAAAAAGCTGCAAATAAAGATTCTAATTATCCCAGTCATTCTGATATAATTACAAGTAAAGGTTCAGATGAAGATGGATACTATTATGTAATTTCTGGAGGAAATACTAGTGATGAAAAATCAGGATTAACAAAAGATACTTTTGGTCACAAAAAAGTTTATTATAATCCAAACTCTGGAGAAATTATAGGAAAGAAAAGTAAAACAGGATTCTCTAATCCTTATAAAGGAATCATGCAGATTAAGGAAACTAGAAGAGCAATGTCTAATGAACCTATGGAAACTCTTAGTCCAGAACAAACTCAAATTACTCCTGCTGAAATAAAAAAAGATCCAGCAATGATGTATCAAGAAATGGTTAGTAACGGATTTGATCCTAATCAGTTTGCATATGGTGGAAACATGAGAAAAAAATATGCATATGGTGATTATCTTAGCAAAACTGGAATAGATTTAGCACTTTCTAAACCTATACCTTATGATAAATTTACAAATGCCTTTAATTTATTCTCACCGAATGTGCTGAATGAAGAATTAAAATTAGATTATTTAAATTCAAATAATAATTTTCAAGAAGCTAATAATTTTACTAATCAAAAAGACCTTGATTTCCTTAATACTTATTCAAAAATACCAGAAAGTGGATATAAGTCCAATCCAAATGATCAGAAAAAAGATGATTCAGGAAATACATTTGATGGAAAAATGGATACGGGTGATTATATAGCTGCAGGAATAGGTGCAATACCTGATATAGCTGGACTTGCATATGCCTGGAAAAAACCTGAGAAAAGAGGAAGGATGACTGCTCAAGATGAAACACTCGATACTTCTGCATACGATCAAGCCCTTGCTAGAAATGCTGCTCAAACTAGAGAAATAAGTAGAAGAAATCCAAATGCTGCATTATCTCAGCAAGTTGCAGGAACTACTGCCGCAAATACTGGAATAGGTGCAGCACGAGCATCTGCAGAGCAACAGATGAAGGCAAGAAATATACAAAGACAAATGGGAGTTGATCAATTTAATCTAAGTCAAGATGAAAGAGATAGACAAGCAATGGATGCAAGAATGAATGCAATGGTTGAGCACGGTAAAGGTATAACTGATGTATATACTGGTGTTAAAGGAGATAAAGATAAAATGGCAATGGAGGCTCAAATTGCTAACATGTTAGGTACAGACAATTATGAATTTCAAAAGAATGCAGATGGGACTATTTCAATTGTTCCTAAAGGTATAGTTTAAAAATAAAGTTAATCATGTCAGATATATATTACCAACCAAGAAGAACACAATATAAAAGTCAATATGTCCCTATGCCTTTAGACTTTATGCAAAAGTCACTTCAGGCTAAACAAGGAAAATGGGATAAGCAGGAAATACTGCTTGACACACTCGCTGACATGGATATCGACGCTCTTCCAGGACCAGATAAAAAAAGAGCACAAGAATTACTAAAAGAAATTGAAACTTTTGCAAGTGAATCTAGAAGTAAAGATCTTGGGTCTTCTGAATATGCAAGAGAATTTCAAAAATTTCAAAGAAAGATTAAAAACAATAAAGATCTAAAAAAGATAAGTAGTGCGTATAATACTTGGAAAGAAACTGAAGAGCTCAAAAAAGAATGGCAAAAGAAAGCTAAACCGCATATAATGGCTGATGTATTTGGTGAAGCTGATAGACGATATAAAGCATATACAACAGGTGAAGGATTCGAAGGCGATATAAGTTTAGAAGATTCAAGTAATATCATAGCTGGTATAAATCCAATAAAAGCATCCAAAGAATATTTTAGTCAAGTATCTTCTGATGAATTAGAAAGCTTAACTGGTGTAACAACTGGAGGAAAAAGTCCTGAAAAAATGGCTAAAATAGCACAATCTTTATATTCAGACTGGAGAAACGGTAGAGCAGGTGCTCAATATGAAATGCAATATGATAATAAAAAATTATCTGGAATTGTACCTAATGAAAATTATTTAGATAATACTAAACAATTAGAAGTACTAGATGAAAATGGAAATCCAATAGTAGATGGTGAAGGAAACCCTGTAACAGAAACTGAATATGAAACATATACAAGAGAAAAAGATGAATGGTTACAAAATCAATTTTATCAAATTGGACAAAGTTATACTAATAGTAAACTTGGTATAGATAATTCAGGCAATAAGGCAGATGTTAAAGACCCAACGTCCGTAATAAGTAACGATAGTATAGTTACACAAGGAGCAGAAACAACTCAAGATTTACAAACAGAATCTACTGCTGCCATCAAGGCAACAGCTGAAAATAAAGAAATGCAAAAACGCATAGCTGATTATAATAAAGCTATAGAAAAGGATATTAATGGAAAATTTAAATATAACGATCAAAATTCCATAGACTTAAGAGAAACAAACTCTGAGAAAATAGATGAAATGTCAAATCAAATAAAAGATAATAATATACTTATTGAAAATTATCAAAATGACATTGACGCTGTAGCAATAGCTCAAATTAATGACGATCCTAATACTACTACCCCAATTAATGAAAATCAGATAAATCAGGCAATGACTGATGTTGAAAATAATGATAGATTAAGTGTAGATCTAAGCCTTAATGAAAATGGAAATTCCGTTAAATATATAGTTAGCAAAGCAAGTAGTGAAAATAATTATATAGGAGATGATGGATTATACATGACTCAAAGAGAAATGCTTGATGTTGATATGGGTGAAGCTACGCCTGTTACTAAAAGTTTAGGAATTAAAAAACAAATTGACACTTCTCCATATGTTACCGATAAACATGAGTTATTACTTACGCAACTAAAAGAAAACATTAAAGAAAAATCAGGTTTGACGCTTGGAGCTTTATGGGAGCAAAGAAAAAATGGAACAATAAGTAGTACTAATAAGAATATACTCGAAAAGGAGATAGAAAAATTATATAATACAGAAAGTGCTGATTATAATATATATGATAACAGTACTAGAGCAATGGTAAACGGAAGATATCAAGATAAAACGCAATACACAATAGCCCCAACACCAAACCAAGCATTAAACTGGGGGTTTCATGAAGGTTTGAGATATATTCCTAATTCAGTAATACAACCTGGACAAAAAACAGGAGCTTTAGATTATACTTATACTACAATTCCATTAGATATAAAAAATAAAAGTAAATCTGGTACATATGCAACATGGTCTAATAATTCAAAACAAGGAGATGTTCAGATAAAATATTATGAAGCAATAAAAGAAAAAATAGCAGGCGAAATGGATAAAAAAATAGAAAATGGAGAAAGTACTGAAGCTGAAAAAAATCGTCAATTAAAAATTATTGATAATTTAATAGCACATTCAAAATTTCAAACAAAAAAAGAGTCCGAGATTATGAATCCTGCACCAGTATTTAATGACTATTATAGTGAAGGAAGTGCTGGACAAGCAAATCTTTTACAACAACAAATATATACTATAGATGAAGTAGGATTAGAAAACTATAACAACAGTCCTGACTTTACTCCAGAATTCCAGCAAGCTTTTAATGAACATAAAGGATCAAAAACAAATAAATTTAAATTAGTAAGTGACAGTGAATCAACTATAATAGACGGTACTGTTGTATCTACATCAGATAACTATCTTCAAGACACTGGAACAGCTATGCCTTGGGAAGCAAACGGACCAATAACAATAGAAGGGGTAGCGTATAATACACCTAAAGAAGCTGAAGCGGCAGGTTACATTAATATAAGATTAAATAAGTTAACTGCAGTAAGTAGTGAAATTCCATCTAATGGGGCTCCAGAAACATTGTGGAATATTCTATATGATAAAATAGTAAAAGATCCAGAGGATGAAACCAAGAAAAAACACTTGAAAGATCAAGAGTATAATGGTGCTAAAATACAAATGTCTGGTGCTGTTGAGTATGTTAATAAATTATCAAGTGAATATTTAGCTGCTTATAAAGATTATGCTACTCATGGTAAAAATGGAAAAGCCGATGAAGCTATGTTAGAATATTTAAAAATAAGAGATAGGGATCTATTTAATAAATTTAATAGAGTTAAGAATATACGTGAAGGTGAATCACAAAGTGTAATTGTGCCATTATTAGAAGGTCAAGGAATGGTAAGAATGGATGTAAAACAGCTTCCAAATAATACATGGGCATATGACATGACATATGTCGATGCTAATGGAAATAGACAAACTTCAGATACTAGACACACCTATGACTCATACAGTGAAATGATTAACAGTATATTACCATTTAGAGATATTCGTGATGAAATGTATAAAGATGCAGTAGTAACATTTGATGAACTAGAACAATAATAAATTATGGCTGACGAATTAATAGATACTGACGAATTAATAGATTCTAGTAAAGTAGTAGATAGTGACTCAAATGAAGGTGAAGAAAAAAAACCTATTAATATATCTTCACTTGAAAAAATAGTAGATAGGGATCAAAAAAAAGATGATTTTAGAAAATATAACTATACGTCAGATGAGATAACATCATCTATAAAAAATCCAAAAGAACTTCAAAAAGAATTAGGTAGTGCATTTAACTTAGCAAAAGGTGATTCAGAATTAAATGATCTTTTTAGTAAAGTAAAAGAAACTCGAATACGTAATGAGCAAATAAAATTAGCAGAAGAACAAGGTTGGTTTGGAGAATTGGGAAGCGCCTTAGTACAATCTATAGCAGGTGAAATAGTAGGTGGTACAATTGAAGGTATAGGTTATCTGATGGATATAAAATCAATGTGGGACGGAAGTCTTGGTAAAGGAAATGCAATATCTGATATAGGAGTAGCTCTTAAAGAATGG